TGGGGCAGGCACTGGAGTATCGGCATTGAAGTATGGGCCGCCAGTGACTTCACCGCCTGCGGCATTGATATATTGACTTCCGGTTAATCCACTAAGCATCTACAGTCTCCATCAATGTAGGAGCCCGAGACTTGATCAATTCCACTAGTGCCATTTGTATATAATCGTTCACAGTCATATCTAGTTGATGTGCACGACGATAAATTTCTATCTCTAACTCACTGTCAAGTTCTAAACTTATCATGACTCGTGTGTCGTAATCTTGGCCATTAACAATAGCAGTGGCTTTTTCTAAGAAGTCTTTTTCAACGTCTAGGTCTGTGTAGTCAACTCCGTCCCATGCTGTGTTCATGTCAACACCACGTGTAGCAGCTTCTTCGGCATGTGCCTTTGCGTAGCCGGGATTGATCATTCGATAGGCACGATCGTTGGTAAAGTCATATGCCGAAACTTCATATACTGTTTGTGTTTTTGTATCAAATACAATCTCGGTGCTGTATCCACCTCGTCCATGTATGCCATTCCAGCTGGATAACATACATGTATCCTTGCCGTAGCAGTTCCACAAATAACGTTCACCTTCGGTAATTCGATAATTGGCTAGCTCTAGCCATTGTTTTAATGTAATCATGTCTTCTCCGGATAAGGGGCTGATAAAAAGTCCACGTAACCTTGTACGTTTTCACTAATACGCTTCAAGTCGTATTTGCCACAAAACTTCAAAAACTTAGTGCCAATCTGCGGTATTGCCTTGGGCACACTGTTTGTGGCAATAGTTGTAGCAATGTTTATTTTAACTGCATCGGGTTGTGCTGTCAAGTCAACTATGGTGACATTACGAAGATAGTCGTCAAGCACTCGGTGTTCAACACCGTTATGGTCAGTCCAACGTTGGAGCATGAGATTGTTCCAAGCAAATCCTCGGTTGTTTCTATCGTCGAATGCTTCCTGTAAGCCCACTTTGTTCTTGGTGCCTCGGGTACGCACACCAGGATAAGCCGAGAATACATTGTCTGTAGCATCACCACGCATACATTTTTCAAACAAGATCCATTTAGGGTCAGGAATCTGCTTGGGCTCTTTAGTTTTCTTGTCTATAACCAATTTGCCTTTTTTATCTAAGATACCGTTTAGTGTATGCAGCTCATCACTAATGCCATTGTACTGTACAACATTGGGTGCTAGTAATTGATAAAAGTCTGTATCTGAACTCACAATCACATGTGAATCCTCAGGGTGTGCTTGTATCCATCCTGCCACCAAGTCATCTGCTTCCAATGCTTCGTGCCGGAGAACAGTACAATTGCTTTTTTCGTAGAAGAACGTTTTGAGCTCGTCAAAAGTTTCCCAAAATAATCTATCTTCTTCAGCTTCTTTTTCTGTGAGTGCGGCTCGCGCGACTGCGCGGTTTTTCTTGTAGGGCTCATAAAAATCCTTGCGCCAGCTACGTCCTTCTAAACAGATCACAACATGATCTGCTCGTTGCTCGCGGTATGCCTTGGCAATAGAGTTGAGTGTGACGTGAGCAGCAAAGCCCAACCTATCCCAAGTATCTGCTTGGCGAGCGGCCGAGTGACGTGCACGGAAGAATGTATTAGCAGTATCAACAATTAAGTATTTCATAGCATAATAATAGCATATTATTCATTACCTGTCAAGAGAATTTGCACATAATATTGCATCAAAAACTCAGCCCACGCTCGATGAGCATCAGCACCAAAATGGTAACTATTTGGTTTTACCGTTTTGAAACCCTGTTTTTGGCACCAACTGTAGTAGTTGAACTCTTTTTCATAAGGAGCAACATAGTTCAAGCCCCAATCATGTTCGCCAGGATTGACTGTGCCATCTTTGAGATGCCCCAATCTAATGGCACTGAAATCACTGTAACTGTTGAAAAATATGTGTGGGATATTTTTACTCTCTAACGCTTGATGCAAATACCAAATACGGTCGTGCCACAACAACATTTTTCGTTCGCGTTCTGCTTCGCCTTGCTCTATTACCCATTGTTTGTAACGTTGTTGTAATTCTCGAGGCACGGTATCAGTACCACTGGCGGTGACTTGGTAATGGATGTTGTTGTGTAGCCATTCCTCTCGTTCCCAGGTGCTCCAACCAATAATAACAAGATCGGGTTTTTCTTGAACGAATCCGCCTTGTACACTTTCTATGCGTGGCCAAGTTGTGCGCATTATGCGATCATTGCTGGCTGCACTTTCAGCATCGCAAGTTAGCACAGCACCTAGGTTGTTTGCAATCAAACATCCATAACTGAGTTTTAAATTATCGGGATGTGGTTGACGCCCTAGTGCCCAATACAAGGGGTCGTCTTCGGCAAAGCAGTGGTCGTTTGCTATTTCGGCACCGGCACTGTGGCTATCACCGTTTACATATACTATCATTCTCGATATGCTGGATTAGGAAACTCTAGTTCAAACACATGATAGCTATTGTATGCTTCGTCAGTGTCTCTTAGCATTTCCAGTGTTCGGTTGTGCTCGGCTTCTTGCAATGTAGTGTAAATGCCGGCGCCTACATAGTTGGAGCCTGGAGGAATAACTCCGCTAGCTGAAAAATTCAATCCATTTTTGGTTGACATTTTCATCAGCTGATAGACTTTTAGAATCTTGGGTGCTTTTAGGCTTTCCATTTAACTGGCCTCAGTTCTTCCACCGCCAAGGTCCTTGCGATCAATAACTCTTGGACGTGTGTCGTAGGGTTGATTGGCTTCCCATTGCTCATAATTTTCAGCCAAGATATTACGGCACACCTCAGCAAACCATTGGTCCACCATGTCACTATCGGTTTTGCCTTTATATCCAGCACGTGCCAAATTGGTGATAAATTTTTCATTCCAATCCAGTTCAAACGCACCATTTCCAATATTGTCTGGATCCAGTTCCACTTGTACCACGCTGACCCAGGGCTCGCCCTTGGCATCAGCAATTTGACGTGGTGTCATGCCAGTGAAGTCAATTTTTTTACTAGTTTTTCGAGCAGTGGTCTTGCTAGCGGGTTTTGTCGCCGCTGGTGCTTTTGGTTTTCTTGTTGCCATGTTAGGTCCCCCATTCATTCTTAAACAACGGCACTTGTAGTCGATCACTATAGCGCCAGCTACGTTGCATTGCTGCCAGTGCCACATTCTTTGCATTCAATGTGTAAACACTTTCAACACCGCCCACGGGCATCAAGTATATATGCCCTACGAAACCTGCTGCACGATATTCTTGGACTGCACGTTCTGCATCTGCAATGTCTTGTTCTGTTGCTACAACAAATTTCAAGTAAGCAGTGCCAAACCATTCATATTCGCAAACAATTCGAGGTTGTATTGCCTCTTCCCATGCCTCACCACTTGCAGGCAATTTAGCACTTACACTGAATGTAACTTCACGTTGTTTGTTTTGATTGCGCCATTTAAACAGGTACTTCTTGAAGTCATCAGAGAGTTTTTGTGTGCCATTTGTTTCAAATGTAATTTCTTTTAGTCCGCTCATACTGGGATGATCCAACAAGTCGGGATATTGGCGTTGCCATCCCAATAAGGGTTCACCACCTGTGATTACGAGATGCTCGTCTTGCCACCCCTTGTGAGGTAGTATGCCCATAATCTGATTGGCAATCGTGTCAGTATCAAGCATGGGACTAAGATGCTTAAACCTAGGATCCCAACTAGCATAACTGTCACATCCAGTAGATACCAAAGGCAATTCTTTATAATCGTTGTATAGGTGGACCATTTGAGCAATGTCTTCAACTTCTTCACTAGCTTCTCCTCTAGGCATGCCAAAGCCGGCACATTTAAAATTACATCCAAACACACGCAAGAACACAGAAGGAACGCCCATGTAACGCCCTTCGCCCTGCACACTATAAAATAACTCGGCTACTTTTAATTTACTCATATATTTTGCTCCATTTGCGAAGTTTTTGTTTTTTGTTTTCTATAGCCTTATCTAATGCGGCACCGCTTAACACACCTTGATCCATAAGTATATCTACCATGGCCAATACATCTCCAATTTCTTTTTCAAGATTTTCTCGTTGGGTGCCTTCGCCATTTAAGTATTTGTTTTCTAGCCCAAAACGTCTGCACTTGCTGACATTTTGTATAACTTCAGCACATTCTTCTTGCAATATGCCCAAAGTCTCAAAGATTCGGTCGTTGTCAAAGGCAACTGTTGTAATTTCTGCCTTGGCACGCTTTTCAATATGATTTTTCATTTTTGCTACCAGTGTCATGCGAATAAATCCTCTCTGTTATCATTCATGATTTTAATCCGTTATTAAATTTAGCACACCTTCCCTCAACAATAGTTACTGCGGGATCTTGTCTAAACTTTTCTTCGGCCTTGGC